ACCAAACAGTGCGGCCCTACGTCTAAACTCTAAATAACTGTTCGATCCGTCGCTGTTTCGGCAGTAGAGCCTATGCAGCGATTCTATCTGCGCTCGTGTTATCTTCATTACCAGTTTCTCCTTGTGTAGTCGTGTTGTTTACCAGTCAAACGCGGTACAGACAGGGCCACATCCGCATTGCTCACAACTGTGCTTCCGGATATCCGCCATACGTTGAGCTTCTTGGCGCTTCAATCGCTTAATCGCTTCGTACCGTGGGCTTGTCCTAGCTGGAGCGCCGTTCACCAGTTGCTTACATCGTTCACACGTATCCGGTTCATAGCGACCGAAAGCCCCATTGTTGCGGCAGTTGTGTCTTACAAACTCCATTGCCAGTTATCTCCTTGTGTAGTGCGTAGCCATTTACGCTCCGACTGATACTGTCATATTACAGTACGAAAGCATGACAACGCAATACCTAATATATATAGATACATGCTCATAGGTTAGGGTAATCGACCAAACTACCAATATCAATGTAGCTAGTTTTAGGTCAAATGACCCAGGTTTACGCTCCGACTGATACTGTCATATTACAGTACGAAAGCATGACAACGCAATACCTAATATATATAGATACATGCTCATAGGTTAGGGTAATCGACCAAACTACCAATATCAGTGTAGCTAGTTTTAGGTCAAATGACCCAGGTTCGTTTAGGTCAAACGACCTAAGTAGGTCATATGCCCGAATGAATCCAGGTCGTATGCCCGAAAGCGTTTAGGTCAAATGCCCTAACGTCGAAACGAGCGCGTGCGTGCATAGGGGGGGGGAGGGGGGTTTTTACATTTACTATTACTGTTATATTCCCATTTACAAAATTGAGGACATCGGGATGACTGATTGATGATGTGCTACACTGACTTACATCATGCGGAGAGTTAGAATGTCAGTGTCGTCCCGTCGTTCTGCGGAGACGGGGAGTCCTGGGTCGAGGGTGTTGCGGTATCCGGTGTCGTCTGAGGGGTTTGGGGAGTTATTGGATGAGATGCGGATGCGAGCGGGGTTATCGGTCCATGAGATTGCGCGGTTATGGAATGTGAAGCCGAATGCGTTATATCAGTATTTCCATAAGAAGCGTGGGCGTGGGGGGACGGGGACATTGCGGTGGTTTTTGCGATTTGCGTCGTCGTGTGGGTGTGAGGTGACGGTGACGTTTCCGAGGACGAGTCGTGGGCAGGAGAAGGTGGTGTTGTCGTATGGAGAGGAAGCTGAACAAGCGGGAAGCGACGGAACTGGCGTCGATGATTCTGTCGGGCGCACCCATCGCGGAGGCGGTCAGGTATTTTTGGGACGAGGAGATGCCCGAAGAGGTGTTGATCGGGTGTGAGGAAACGTGGCCCATGCAACCGGAGGTCTTATCGGCGTTAGAGGAGCAATCTGGTGGGATGCCGTGGCATCGGTTGGGGGACGACCAGCGCATGGATGTCTCGCTCAGGAAGCATTACAACGAGATGGCGTATTTTTTGTGGACGACGAATTATACGGAGTGTGATGGGGCGGCGAAATTGAAAGCGGATACCTGTCGGCAGTCGATTGAGGCGAAAGTGGCGGGCATGGCGGGGAAAGAGTCTCCGTTGGCGTCGTTTTACCATGATTTACTGCAACGGTATGAGCAGCAGGGGAAAGCGAACTAATGGCGAATGACGAGTGTCAGTGTGCGGCGTGTCGGGCAGCGGAAGTGATTTTACGCGGTGGTCGATGACGAGGGGTATCGAAAATTAGCGTTGCATGTCGTGGCGAGGGCGGTGAAGGATTGCGAACGTCGTGTTTCTGTTGACCAGAAGTATGATTCAACGGGATCATTGACAGATCATACGCTGCACACGGCGCAAGCGTTTTTATTGGATGCACAGAATGAGCGATTGTCGCTCTGGTGTGCCTGGTTAGGAGTCGATCCGAGGCGTGTCTGTCGAATATACTCAGCAACCTTCGCTGTGGGGCGAAGACCCCCTCCGTCGAAAAACAAACAGGGCAAATGAGATTCTGCTAGATGGCCGATAGAGGGGTACCTCCTGCGCTTCGTGATCGCTTAATGACCGAATTTCGGTTGTTTTTGTGCGATAAAATCGACTTTGTGCCGTTCGAGCATCAGGCGGCATGGTGGGCGACCACCGATGGGTATGAGTTAACGGACGTGGAGGCTGATCCGCACGGCAAAGAACCGTGTGCGAAGATGCGTCTGCCTGATGGGACGATTACGTATCGCCTGTTGACGCCCCGTGAGCAGGGACGCGCCAAAGTGGTCGCAGAACTCGGAGCCTACAAGTCAGGCAAATCTGCCGGGGCAGGAATCTGGGCCGCAGCATTCGCGGCGGTCCCCCATGCGACGGTGTATCTGGTCGGGAACGAATACGATATGACGGCTCCTGAATTTGACTATCTGCTGGAGGCGATTTGCTCTGAACGCGGATTGAACCAGAAATATAAATCCCTCCAGAACCGTCCGAAGGATGGACGCCTCTGGCTGGAACTCGACAACGGATGCCGGTTCGAGGCACGGTCGTGGGAACGGTCTGAATCACTCAAGGGGAAGGAAGTGGACGCCTATATCTATTGTGAGGCGTATCAACTCCCTGGCATTGAGTGTTTTACCTCCATCGCACAGAATCTTCGGGTCAGGCAGGGGTATGCGGTCTTTCCGACCACCCCTGACCGCCCGTGGGTGCAGGTATTTCACGAACACGGGCATGGACACCCCGATTTTCCAGATTGGGTCTGCAAATGCGGGATTCCCGCGACGGTCAACCCGTATAGTTTCGATCAGGCGGCAATGGACCGTGATCGGCAACTGCTGACGCGGGAAAAGTTCTCGATTGCGTATCTTGGGAAACTCGGCAATTACGTCGGGCGTGTGTATAACTATCAGCGCGGAGATCGCCTGATTTCGTTGCAGGATCATCCACGCCTCTGGAAACGGCAGGAAGCGGGACTGACTCGTGAGAATTTCAGACTGCCGAATGACTGGCACATTGAAATCGGGGCCGATACCGGCACCTACTGTGCAGCGGTCGTCGTGGGCGTGTCTCCAGAGGGACAGGCGTATATTCTCGACGAATTAACCAATTATCGCTATGTGGCGAACACGACAGAGCTTGATCAGGAGAGTTCCATTGTCAGTTGGTGTCAGAGCCTTGAAAAAATGGCGGCATTGTGGAAAACGCGCCCGATAGCCTGGGTGGATAGCAATAGTCAGTTCAAACAGGAGTGTTTGCACCACGGTATCCATTTACTGGCAAATCGGCAGGGACGAGAGGTCAGAACCGAGGCCGCACGGCAATATTTCCAGCATGACCAGATTGCGCTGGCTCCGTGGCTCTCGATTGTGCCGTATGAGCTTGAATACGCGCAATGGCCTGATAAAACGAGTGCCGCAGGGAAATACGAGCGATTCAAGGTGAATGATCATGCGTTGGATTGCGTAGAGCATGTGTTATCTCGTCATCCCCGTGCGAAAGGGTCACTCGGTCCCCCCGTCATGCAGCCACCACCGGGAAGTGTGCAATGGATGGGATCCCCGTTGAGAAAAAAGAAAAAACATCATGCCGCAGATAGTCATTTGGGAGGGTTATAAGCGTGACCACTGACGAACGATTAGACATAATAGAAAAGAAACTGTACTTCGTGATGCAAACCTTGTCGTTGACACAACAAACGCCTAATGGACAAACTGACTCTCGTTCCTTGACGGCGCTATTCGAGGAGATGCACAATCATGCTGGAACAGATCCGCAGACGTTTGCTGATGTGGCTAAACGTGCCTTCGGAAAGTCGGGAACCGGAAGTCAGCCACCACGACCTCAAAGCGCTGATGGACCGGATGGATTCCCTGGAGAGAATGGTGATGACACAGGTGCAACGGCCAGACGAGGGAACCGGGATAGTTCCATCATCATCGAATGATGAGTTGTCCGTCTTGCCTGACGCCCATTTAGGAGCGCAATAAGATGCCTGAAGGATATGGATACGACAAAGAGGGAATCATTCAATTCCTGATTGATAAATTTGCTGGAGCGCCAGATGTTCAGGCTCCTCCAAGTCAGGTGCAGAATCCGTTGAATCGTTTTGGGGAACTACGTCGTCCTCAACGTGGACTCGGTGGTCCGAGAAATTCTGAAAATCTGCCGAATGACTGGCACCCAGAGGGGCAACGCAGCACCAGACGACGCACCCGTGGGACGATTGACCACTCGAAGCGATTGCCTGATATTCCCGGTGAGGGGATTCAGGGATTCTTGAAAATGCTGCAAGCGAATCCCCAAGATCCGATGAACCGTCGTTCCGCTGCAACGTTGGCTGGACTAGATCCGTCTCTACTTAGTGGTTTAGATGGTTTAGGTGGGGCAGTCGGCGGTCGTCTTACCGAATCTGATATTCGTAGTGCTGAGAGAAAACTCCCACAAAGGCGTGGCCCCGCTCCTGTTGGATATGCAAATCCTCGCACTAGATAGCAATCATGGCCGACAAAGAGAAGAATCTCGCTGATTACACCGACGATTACGACCGTCTTCGCGCTCAGAAGGCCCGAAATGTCGGTTCTGTCGAATTACGGATTCTGACGAATCTGTCCTTTGCGTCTGGTGAGCATTGGGTCGGCACGCAGAATCGGGTGCTATTTACGCGGAAACGCGATCCAAACAAGCTGTATCTGGTGTTTAATCTCGCCGCACAGATGCTCTACAAGATGATGGGGCGTCTGAGCAGCATTGCGCCGGTCTTCAAGGCCAGAGCCGACAAACAAGACCCGAAATCCATTGCGGCGTCCGATGTCGTGAACAAACTCGTTCGCGCTCTTGACGAAAAGCTGGATCAGCCTTCACGCACCTGGGAAATCCTCTGGTGGATGTCCATTGGCGGCGTGGCGTTTGAATATGTGCCGTGGGTCAAAGACGCCACGATGGAACCGATGCCGCAGTTCGATCCCGAAACCAATGAACTGCAATGGACTGATGCACTGACGGGTCAGGTCGTGCCTGAGTCTGAACGGCAACTGATGTTGTCGCAGGGGCGCAATCCAGAGGAATTTCAGGTCATTGAGGATATGGTGCTGGCTGGAGATGTGGGTAGCGAGATATTAAGTCCGTTACAAGTGTTTATTGATGCTTCTGTGCGGTCGATTGACGATCTGGCTCCTGATCAGGCGGTCTATATCGCCAAAATACGCACCTTGGGGTGGATTGAAGCCAATTACGATGTAAGTAAAGATTCTATTCAAAATATTAAAGATGCGACGGATGTGCGGATTCTCAGCACCGATATTAAGCAATTCGGTGATCCGACCGGATCGGTGCATCTCCAAGACCTGATTCCACGGATTCAGGGGAGTCGTACGCAGAATGACCCCGATATGGCGGTGGTGGTTGAGCGATTCCAGCCTATTTCCGAGAAAAACCCCCGTGGGAAATACAGCGCCTTTATTCCCGGTGAACAGATCCTTCACGATGGGGATAACCCCTACGAATCCATCCCACTGGTCGATTTCCACTGGAGTCCGACCACAACAAGTTTCTGGAACAATGATTACGTCAGTGACCTCATTGCTCCGCAACGCTTCCTCAATAAGCGACTGTCGCAGCTTGGGGAACAGGCCAATGCGTCAATTTATGCCGACGAACTGCTTGGACCGACCTTAAAGCGGGACGATATTCCGTCTGATTACCCTGCTCCGATTGAAGGGGGATTAACAGATGGTGGCGTCAAAATGGTGCAACGGCGTGATCCTCCGCAATTACCAGCGTGGTTTATGCAATCAGTGGAACTGACACTGAAATTGATGCGAGAAATCGCTGGTGGCGTGGATTTATTCTCAGAGTCGAAGTTTCCTGGTCAAATGCGTGGTCCGATGGCGGTCCCCATGCTTCAGGAGATTATTGATACCCAATGGGGGAATCTCTATCAGCATTTGGGTCAGCGACTCGG